GTGGGTTCTGTGCATATGCTACGTGAAATAGTGTCGTTCTTCGGTACAAAACAGAGAGCACTTCCCTCTACGATACGACCAGGGCCGTATGCCGCCGAACGATGAAGTTCTGCGGAAAGCCATACGGGGTACTGGTTAACGTACGCCTTATAAGTACTTATAAGGTTTCTACTAGTAGCGGAGAGTGCCGAACTGAAAAGTTTCGTGTACCAGTCACCGTTGGCAGATAGCCTAGACGCTCCCGGACCACACCGGCCATGCCGGAGTAAGTCTGAGAGTGTCCAAAACAATCTGTCCTCGACGACGAGCTTACGTCCTTCCAGCTCAACAACAGAGCGCGGCATCAGGAACGATTCAATCGTTCCTCTGACGAGGGAGTACAACTCCTCGTCCGCACTCGTGTTTAACTCCAGCTGCCATTGTCCTGCCTTTACATTAAAGGATAGGAACTTAGCGAGCGCCGCCTGGTCTTGACTATCCGTATTCGATGGAAGAAACTTCTTCGAAAACGAGTTTGCCATTAACCAGGAAGCGGCAAGCACATGGTCAGCATCAGGAGGGATTGCGGGCATCCGTAACAGTTCGTCACGGGTGTATCCACAACTATCCTGGAGGTCAGTAGAAAGGGAGGTCAGAAGATCAACAGGGAGATTTCCCATATAGACTCCGAATAGATCGATTTAGGCCAAACCTAGTTTCCTAGGTTGCTGCCGATACCGCCCGCAATCTTCCACAGCGCCTCGTAGAGAGGAACTGCGGCTGGACCAAGGAAAGTACCGACAATAAAGGCCAACGCCAAATGCGCTTTCTTCGAACGTAATGGACTCTTCACAGAGTTACATCACGCCCGAAACGAGCGTATCTCCCATGCCAGAAGAAATCTGGCTGGCAGCGCCAATAAGCGCTGACAGAGCTGCACGGATGTTTACGGAATCGTAAGCATCCGAGCCGGCTGGGATGTTCATCACGAGTTCGAATAGTGCAACTTCCGGGGCCTGATTGGCCGCGTAATTGACACCCTTCCGAACCCTGAAAACATGGCGGTTCTTCGGAATCGACCCATACCGTCCAGTGACCGGATTCGGGTTCTGCAAAGCTTTGGGCTGAGCAGGCCTGTCATAGGTCAGAGTGAACGGATCGGAGATCGCGTGGGTACGCACGTTCGTCTGTGTCCCCCCCAATGCAGTGACAGCATACTGCTTGCCATTGATTGTTGGGGCCACATCCGCGACATGCGTATACGTCGGGGACGTAAGTCCCGTCTGTGCCGCTCCCGTGATTGGCGAGGTAAGTGAGATAGTCATTATATGCCTTTGAGCAAAATGCTCTTAGTAGGGTTGTAACGACCTGAATTTGGGCAACAGTGCAAGCATATTAAGACCACGTCTAGTATTGCCGATAACACCTTTCAGGGAGACCTGAAAGGAAGGCAATATATACGATGGCCGTGTGCGAACAAAGCGCTCTGTAATCCAGGAGTTGGTTCCAGGTGCAAATGTCGTCTGATAGCCTCCATGGGCCTGTCCGGGGCTTAGGTTCATAGGAATGTTAAATGTTACGCAACTGTAATTGTTGCACAACATTGTTCGTTCCGTATGACTTGACTCCCCAAGATAGACCGGTGTAAGGCTAGCAACCGACAAAGATTCGATCATTTGGCCAACGTTGGCAAAATAATCGACGAGGAAAGAGTATGGGACAAGCTCCCACACTGTAGGTAGAAAGTTGAACCAGCCAGCGCCGGACACATCAGCTAAGCCGCTGTGTCCTTCGATGGTTGAACGCAGGTAGCCACCGTAAACCTCGGACTTGTAATGGTCACGTTGTTGCCAGTGGCATGCAAACCCAACGCTCCCAGCGGATCCCCCGCCGTCTTGGTTGACGGTTACGGAATCGCCGGAAGCGCGTTTATTTATCCTAAAAATAGGATTCATAGAAGGGTTATTCAACTTCTGTAGCGCTCTATATCCATCACTAATGTCATGGACCAGCGGCGCTAGACCGAATTGATACTCCAACCAGGTATTACGTACATAAGCTTCACGCTTACGTCGGGTTTTACCAGCTGTACGGCGCCCCTTCTTTAGGGCGTTTGCGTACTCTGTTAGACCCTTCCGTAATGATCCTAGAGGGTTTCGTATCATCCGGATTGTCTCTGCGAGCACGCCAGCGAACACACCACCTTGTAAGGTAGTGCGAAGCTGATAAACTTCAGAAACAAACTGTCCTCGTGCACGATTCAGGACTGCAGAATCAACATTTGGATACGAAAAAGGAGGCAACGACTGGGGATCTCCCGAGAAGTTGCTACCCGTATCATAGTCAAATAACCATGCCCCCGAGCGCTGCACAATGTTTTGTGAGCGTGTTGTGGACACGGCACCGACTATGACCTTACGAACGCGCACTCCTGTAGCAGCATTCGTCGCATTACCACGACCGACAAGACTCTTCCACTTCGGATTGTCTTCGCCTGAGAAAATCTCATCGCCTACACGAGTCACGGTACCTCCAACGACCGATGTGTGCGGTTGCACAGTCGGATCGTTGTTGTACCGAAACTCAGAGTAGTCATTTCGAAATCTCAGGGTCTTACTCTTCGAAGTCATAGAGCCTCTATTAGCTGTGGCCAAACATTGGGGGCTATTGCCCCAGAGAAAGGACCTAACGGTCTCCGTTTACCTGTACACTGTTAACGTTAGAACACAAAGAAACGTCTATGGTCTTTGTCTATTTTAAGACGAGCCATG